ACAACCTGCTTCACACCCTCCAACGGTGCCCGATTATCTGTGGTCACGTCATACGTGGTTTTGTCCACGGTTTCCCACTCACCCTGATGATTCTGTTTCCTAACATCAACAGACACCTTCAGGGCTCTCCCCCAATCGAAATCCGCAACATTGTTCAACCAACCAGTCAACTCAATCCGAGCCTCATTCTTAATCACGATCTACCCCTTCTCATATCCGATAACATGCGCCACATTGACACAATCATTATTGCCACAACTTCTGACACCCGGGAACATAGGTTTCCCATCGTCATCCAACGGTGTGATTTCATCCGCAGCGAACCTACCGTGCCAAGGGAAACACTTACCCTCATCGGCAGAGATCGTCTGAACCCTACGCGCCCGACAACTCGCACAGAGAATGAACTTTCCCCGCCTCGAGGAAACACTCCACTCATAACCGCAACGCTCACACTGCACCACCGGCATCTAAAGACCTAAACGCAATCTGCATTTGTGCATCAGTGAACTCATAACGTTTCACTCTAGCCTTTTTCACCGGAATTTCCACCGGGGCCGGCACGGGTGTGTCAAGGATAGAACCCACACCACCATCACCCAAACGTGCAAGGAAACGCTCCCGAGCCCAATACGCTGTCGCACGCCTCGTGATGATCCTTCGCAACCGCAACTGGTCAGGATGTAACGGGTGCTCCCGATGCAACGCGTCAAGGTCAATCCCATGAGCATCAGCCCACAGGTTGTCGCTGTAAAGGCTCACAGTTTCTTCCCCACCATGTTCGCCTCGAACCTACGGAACTTCTCCAACTCCGCAATATGCTCTGTTCGCCCATAGCGATACAACATCCGCGACATGGCCGCAACATTCCGGCCCAACGTTTCCGCAGCCATTGGAGCGCTCATCCCGTTCGCCACCAACCACTCAAACTCGTCACAAACCTCGTCACCCCTCAACGCGCTCACCACTCCTCCTTCGGCTTATACAAATTAGCCATCGCCCACGAATGCCTCAAACCCTCCGGCATACCCCCAGCCTCCTCAAACAACCGCACACAACACGGCGTGCAATAAAGAATCTGCAAATTATGCTCCGAGCAAACAGGTTGCGCAGAATAAACCGGCTCAATCACTTGCACCCGAACTCACCCGCCCTACACTCAAAATGCTCATCAAGGTCATGCAAATCCCGCACCCAATCCCGAGGCTTCCCCACAGCACGATCCCTACGCACCTGCTCCCAAATGCCCTTAGCCGTCACAATCCCCACAGCAGACTCCTGACAAGCCGGCACAATCGCAGCCCGACACTCCTCATAAGTAAACCGGCCCAACATTTCCAACCACATCATCACCTTCGACTCAGACACAATCTGCCCATCCAAAGCCGAAGCCATCGTCACAATCTCCGACATTTCATCCTCAGTCATCACAGTCCCAACTCCAATCGTTTCTTAGCCTCAATAGCTTCCAAAGCTTCCCGTTGCTCCCGTTTCTGTCGCAACTGCAAAGTCAAGATAGCCCCCTGCTCAGCGTTGGTCAACTTGCGTGCCTGCTGCCGAGGTTTGCTTTGCTTCTCCGCCCGATTCATCCACACCTGAAACGCACGATCCCAATCAGCCTTAGTCTTACCCTCCGCGTGCCAGTAGTTGATAAACTGGTCAATCTCAAAGTCCCGGTCAACGTCAGGCCACTTATGAGCAAACATTTCCAGCAGTCGTTCCGAGGGATACCAGTTTTCAGGCAACCGATGATTCCGATTCAAAGATGTTTTCGTGTCAATATAGTTCTGTGGTTCTCGTTCTTTGGTTCTAGTTCAGTGGTTCTAGTTACCTGGACATTTTTGACCGAACGAGTGGACAAATTTGACCCTTCGTGGGACATTTTTGACCCTTCCCCGGACATATCTGACCCTTCGCCGGACACTTTTGACCCCTTCGGTGGTGTGGTCATTATTGTGTACAGACTCGACTGATACCGGCCCCGAGCGTGCTTCTTGATAGCACCATGCGCCACCAAGTCCTCAATGGCCCTGCGAACGGTCTTCTCACCGCAGCCAAGCCGACCGGCCAGGGTTTCCAACGAGGGGAACGCCTGGTGTGTCACGTTGTCTGCATATCGAGCGAGAACCGCGTACAGCCGAAACGCTGTGTGAGAGATCGCGAGCTCAATAACCCATTCGGGCATGACCGCGAATTTATTTTCGGTACTTAGCTTGTCCATATCTAGCCTTATCTATCGGCTAGAATTGAACCAGCCGATGCTGTATTCATCGGTTTTCTGTGAGGGTCGGAGTGTTAAGCTTCGGCCCTCACTCTATTGTACCGGAACCCGCGCTTTCAATATCGTGAGCGCCAGCATAGCCTGCTGCGGAACTACACCATTACCACACGCCTTCAACTCATCTTTCCGGGGCAACCCTACCCCGGTGATCCATCCCGGTTGCAGGCCCATCATCCATTCTGTGAACTTGCTAGACAATCTAGCGCCCCCGTCTTTGCCATCCGGTTTGGTTGGTGCTGGTGCTTGATTGCCCGTAATCTGCTCCCAACGATTGATTGCAGGCTCGAACCTTCCAAAATCAGCACCAAAATTAGTCTGACCCGAGAGTGTCACCTGACCACCGCGAGCTTTAGCCTTCTCCTCCGGCTGGTGCCCACGCTCGGCCTCGGATGCCGCAGGAGTCCGAAGCAACTCTATTCTCGCCGCCCATAACCCTAACCCGACACCTCGATTTGGGGACTCTATTGTGCATTTTCGAACCAGCCCCTCAAACGAATAGTCACTAGCCGTAGGAGTCGGCACACTAACTTTTTCTTGGCCACGCAAGGATAAAGATTCTAAATCGCTGGTGGGGAGCCCCGGCATCGGAAGCTCGAACACCCTGCCATTCCGCATCGTACCCGAGATCGGCCAACTCTCCGAGAACAGCTCCGAGTGCTCGCAAAGAAGGTTCACCGTCCCCGGTTTCTCCCATACACCACGAACACCATTCCACATCGCAAGCAGCTTTCGCACTGAGCAACCCCCTCACATTCTCAATCACAACCCAATCGGGCCGCAACACATCAATCGCTTTAGCAAACTCACTCCACAACCCGGAGCGTGTCCCCACGGTCATGCCAGCCCTACGGCCAGCAAGCGAAACATCCTGACACGGAAACCCACCCGTCAAAATGTTTACAGGCTCCACAGAAGCCCAATCCACCCTGCTCACATCACGATAATTCGGGACACCAGGAAACCTAGCCTCCAAAATCTTCGCCGGAGCATCCTCCCACTCACAATGCCAAGCGACCTCAGCATCAAACATTTCAGCCACGGCAAGATCGAGCCCGCCGTAACCGCTAAACAGTGACCCAATCTTCACTGCTCCACCCTTCCACCCTTATTTAGAAGGCCGCGTCAGTCCAATCAGACCTCGACTTCGACCCATCCTCGTGAAGATACCACCAACCCCCAGCCCGGTCAAACACCGGCAAATTCTCCTTCTCCCAAATAGGCAGCTTATGGTTCCACGCCCGAGCCTGAGAAGCCACACGCGGGTCAGACTCCATAGCCCCGTTATAGATCGCACACACCATCATCAGGTTGTCGAGAGTGTCAAGCAATTTTGACCCGCCCATCCCACGATTCCTGCGATGATGCGGCACCAGGTCATCCTCGCCGCCACAGTGCGCACAATGTTGATCCCTAGCCCGAAGGAGTGTCAGAGTTTTTTTCGGGATAGCCATGCCCCCAGTTTATGTCACCTGAAGTCACGCAGGAACGGGCTCGCATCGGCAACGGAAAGCCGAAGTGACCTGCAAATAGTATGCGCCTATAATTGGGGCTGGGGCCGGATGGTTTCGACTTGGCAGCAAAGCCTTCACGGGAACTGTTAAGGACAGGAGTTCGACTCTCCTCGGCTCCACTAGACATTTGGTCGGGTTTGAATTGTGCATCTCGTCAGAAAATAGTTTGCGGATTAGTTTGACATGGTGTGTCTAGTGGTATACACTAAAGTCATAAGCAACACCGAAGAAAGGGAAACCATGAACACCAAAACCTACACGGCATACACCTACAGCTGTGAAACCTGCAACTGGGAAGTGCCAATGATTTTCGAGCAAGGCGCCATTAGCGCATACGTCACCAACAAGTCACTGCGCGACCTGCGCAAGCACGCGGAGGGACGCGATGTTGACGAGGCACCAGCGCTCGGAAACTACTGCCTCACCTGCAACACCGTAGCAACCAAGTCCTAAGCAACACCAACGAAAGGGAAAACCATGAACACCATCGACATCATCAAGACCTACACCAACAACACAACCTGGAACGTCATGTGCAACTGCAAGTCATGCACCCCGAAGGGCTGGCTCAAAGTCAGCATCGAGGACATGGCCGAAGCTGTAGACCGTTACGGTGTGGACTTCACCAACCAGCACCAGCTCCAAAACCTGAACCACAAGCTCATTCAGTACGGCTACAAAGCCAGCTGACCAGAACCGCAGGAAGCCCCTCTACGGAGGGGCTTTTCTGTTGCCCATGCTAACCTTGCACCTGAAGACCCCGGATGGCCTCTGCGCAAGCACGTCACCGGGGTTACGGCGTTCGCTGACAAACACGAACGTGACTGAGTACGCCGACATTCTGTGCGCTCACACACAATCAGCCCGATTCACACGATCTAACCCGATGAAAGTTCCATAATGTGTGCAACAACGCAGATTTCACCACGATAAGGACACTGATATTCCGGTAGCGTATAACCTGATGAAACGGGAGCCTAACCCTGCTCCCCAACATCCTCAGACGTGTCCAAGCTCGCCAACCACGCCATAAACTCCTCCTCAGACATCCCGTCATCCAACACCAAACTCATGTCTGCTTCTCCAACGGAACAAAATCCTCAAAGAACCCACCACAGCGCAAACACTTGTAACCCGCCGCAATATCCGCCCTCGTCAAACCGGCTGTGGTGCCACAACGCTTGCACATCTTGTTGATCACCTCAGACATTTTTGGAAGCCCTCACCATCTCATAGAAGCTCTTAGCGTTTCGCCCACGAACCCACTCGTAAGCATCGTCAAACGCTTGTTCGAAAGCATAGTCACGAGCATTACCTAAGTCTGTTTCCCAAGCTATAAGCCACAAAGCCAGACGATCCAAATGCCAGTTCACTGTTCTTTCTGCAAATCGGTAAGGATAACCAGGCTTCGCCGACAACTGCTGAGAATACGCCTCGAGCGCAGTATCAAACAACTCGTCACCAAGCGCCTCAAACTCTGCGTTACTCATCCCGCGAGGTATGCCAACAATCATCCCCTGGGCCTCCAATCAGGAGAATACTTACCCCTCGGTTGATACTTCACATAACCGTTCTCATCGGCACCCTGAGCGTGCTTCGCACAGAACGCCCGACTGTGCAGCCACTTATATTCTGAGTCCCAGTAGCGCGGGCCCATTGGGTAATCAGCGGCGCAAGTAACAACAATCCTGCGATCCTTGCCCCGGTTCTCATCCTCCTCACAGTGCAAACACTTCCGCTTCATAGTTTCATCTCCGCCTGCACCATCTTCGCAGCAGTAGCCTGCGCCATAATCGAGGACTCAATCATCCGCAACTTTGCTCGAACACGCTCCACCTGAGCCTTCGCCAAATCCCGTTCAAGGCGTGCATCAGCCGAAGCCAGTTTCGCCCGTGCCTGACGTTCCACCACCGGCCCCTCAGCCCCAATAAACGCCCGAGCCTCCAACGTGTCCAACGTGTTCTCACATCGAGCAAGCCGATCCATTGCCTCCGCGTAAAACTCAATCCCCTTCCGGTTCTCCTGCGTTAGCTCGTACAGTTCTCGCACGATCTCCGATTGAATCACAAACCATCACCAACCTTTCAATGAGAGCCACCCGAAACACATCCACACCCGGGTCACCGTTTTCCAGGCTTTCCTGATACGCCTGCAACAGTTCCCTCACCGAGGCTGCCAGAACCGATTGACTCTGCATGAGCTTTCACCTTCGCTAACACATCCGGGTTCGCCCCAGCCTGCTGTGCTTCTGCCCATAGCATACGCAACAAGTCAACATCGGTGAGATTCATTGCTTCTGTCAACCAGTCACGAGTTTTCTGTGAACCCTCATGACGTGCAACCTTCTGCATCTCCTCAGCGCTTGGCCGCTTAGCACCCGTGAACGCCCCACCCAAGTCTGCGAGCGCCCTACCTATGGCACTGGTAGCGCAATTTTCTACCATGCTCACACGGTTCACCGGGCTCGAATCAATGCGTTCCTCCGCGTAATCCACTGTCACGGGTCGCTCATCCTTACGATCTAGATACACCTCAGCCCTGATGACAACCTGCTCCGGTGAGAAGTGCACCAGCTCAGTGTGCAACCTGCCGTCAGGATACTTAGCCCAGAACGCATCAATACGTTCAGCCACAGTCGAATACTGGGATAGGTCAAACCGCGCCATAATTCTCCTCCACATAGTTAGCAATCAAAGCCTCGGCATACTCAGACACCGGGACACCCACCTCATTCGCAGCGTTCAAAAGCCGAACATAAACTTCCGCCTCGAGCTGCACCGTCACAACAACCTCAGTCATCATTTACCCTTTCGCAATCACAGTCACACCAGACCGAACCCAAGTACCGACAGTCTTCACCGGAACATCAAACATTTCCGCAATAGCCTCATGCTCCACACCAAGACCATCCAACCGTTTCGCACGCATCTTGCAACAAGTCAACAGCTCGGTCGCCTCACGCTTCGCCCGCTTATACTGTGCCGACAAAGTTTGCACCTCCGAACGAGTCAACGCCCTAAGACGATCCTCCTCAGACTGCTCCAACAACTGCTCAATCAGTGTTGGTGTTATTTCATGCAACTGTATTGTCATCGTTCACCCTTTCCCATAAATCGTCAGCCACCCTGACCAACGAAACAATCATCTCCTCATCACGCTCAATCCGAATCACCTTCGGGTCAAACCAGGCCGGCATAAACGCCCCATCCCGTTCCTCCCGCAACAACCACGCAAAATAGCAGAACTCTGCACCCGTCACGAACAGTTGCCATTGCACCTGCCGCCGATACTGTAACGGGATTTTCACCGGGTTCCAATCCTTCCCCGTAGTTTTCACCTCAGAAATCGCGTCATGGTCAAGCGTCAACCCGTCAGGTGTGCACAAATAGTGGTCGCTCAGCTCAGACGAAATCAGCCAATCATTCGGCATCACACCATGATTGTCCTTCAAAAACATTGATATAGGCCCTTCCCAGGCACGACCAAACGCCATGTACGGGTTATCGTTCTCCACAAAGTCGGCACGATAATCCTCCACCGCCTGCTCAAACCCGCCCGGCCCCGCCGCAGCCTTCGCCACCTGGGTAGCCGTCACACCCTCCCTGCGAGCCGACAACCACCGTTCAGTGTTCACCGACTTAGAAGCCACAAACTGGTCAGGACTTAACATTGAACATCTTCTTCCACCTGGCGTGAGCTATCTGCAAAGCCTCCTGAACAATCTGTTCTGGGTGTTCAGCTTTAGCAACCTTCAAAGCCTCATGCGACTGCAACCAGATCGCACCCGAATCAGATTGCGAATCCAACCAGGTAGCCATAATCAAATCCGCCAACCTAGCCGCACGAATATCCGTCACATTGTTCTCAACCATTGAAACCTCCACTAACCTTTACTGTATGAGCAACCGGGGACAAAGCTACCGCGACTTCAGTGCAGCCATAGTCAAAATCGGTGGTGTGCCCTGCCAAGAAATCCCCGACATTTTCTTCCCCGAAGATTTCCCCGACCCGAGCACCAGGAAATATGCGATCCGAACCGCCAAAGCTTTGTGCAAAGAGTGCCCGCTGCTGACCCAATGTTTCGCCTACGCTATCGAAGCGCAAGAACCCTACGGAATCTGGGCAGGCACCCTCCCACACGAGCGTTAGCCGTCCTCAGGCTCGTCATAGAACGCCGCATCGAGCGCATTCAAATGTGCGCGCAGGAAGTAAGCCTGCTCCCGAGTGATGCACAGTGTCCCAGGTTCCCCAATCTGCCACACATCATCCCGTAAGCGCAAACAAATGTCCCGCCCATCCATACGCAAATCCATCATCGAACCGGCTCCTTCACCGTCAACATCCACAAACCAACCACCACCATGAAAGCCCCCCACACCACACTGTCTAAATGTTGGAACCACAACGCACTACCAACACCTAAGACAACAAGTGTCCACCCGGCCCTCACAATGACACCACAATCACAGTCACACCGGCCACCAACGCTGAAACAATAAACGCCCACCCGACCACACACATCCGGTTCTTCTTAGGTCGAAGGTCACGCCTCCGAGGAAGCAAAGCAACATGATCGCTCGCCTGTTTCGGCAGTGGCAAGGACATTTCGTTCTCCCACAAAGTAAGAGC